ATTACAGTCAGTGTAACAGCTAACGCATCTGACAGTGGTAATGGTGGCAGTGCAACAGATGCTGAGTATCAGATAACTGTTGGTCTTGACTCACAGGTAGGTGGTACAGGTTGGGGTGCTGGACTGTTTGGTGGCACAACGGCAGGTGCTTTGACAACACAGTTAAATGAAGCCTTAGATAACAGTGAGACAGCCGTTGATGTAGATGATGAAACAGGTATTACAACAGATAATGATGTTATACTCGTTGATGAAGAACTGATGCTTGTAACAGCAACAACAGATGACAATACACTTACTGTTGCAAGAGGTCATAGTGGTACAACGGCTGTAGCTCACGATGATGATACAATTGTTCGGTTAGCTGTAGGAAACGCATCATCAGCAGATGATTTTACTGGTTGGGGTATAGCTGCCGTTACTGGTACAACTCGTGAGATACGCACATGGTCACATGACAACTTTGGTGAAGATTTATTGATTAATCCAAGAGATGGTGCAGTATATCGTTGGGATAAAACAAATGGTTTATCTACAAGGGCTGTAGAATTAAGCACTATATCTGGTGCAGAAAACGTACCTACAGTTGCAAAACAAGTTATTGTAAGTGATCAGGGTCATGTGTTTGCATTTGGTGCAAATACTTACAACACTACAACACAAGACCCATTATTAGTTAGATTTTCGTCTTTTGATAATCCTCTTGTCTACACTGTATCAGCAACAACAAGTGCAGGTTTTTTAAGTATAGGTTCTGGTTCAGAGTTTGTACAGGCAGTCAAAACAAAACGTGAAATATTGGTTTTTACAGATGTATCTTTGCATACTCTTAGATATTTAGGTGCACCACTTTACTATGGTATAGAACAAATAGCATCTAATATAACTATAATGGGTCCAAAAGCTGCTGTTGCTACACAGGATTTTGTATTTTGGATGGGTAAAGATAATTTTTATGTATATGCTGGTGGAACACAGACTTTGCCTTGTACTGTAAAAGATAAAGTATTTCTTGATTTTAACAGTGCTCAAAGTGACAAAGTTGTTGCAGGTATTAACTCTGAGTTTACAGAAGTTATTTGGTTTTATCCATCAGAGTCAAACTCATTAAACAATGGTGGCACAGGCGATATAGATAAGTATGTTGTATATAACTATGGTCAAAAGATATGGTACTTTGGTAGTTTAGCTAGAACAGCTTGGATAGACAGAGGTATCCGAACATTTCCTATAGCAGCTAGTTCATCTTATTTATACAATCACGAGACAGGATATGATGATGATGGCTCTGCTATGACATCATTTATTGAGTCATCTCCTATGGATATAGGTGATGGTGACAAGTTTACGCTTATACAAAAAGTTATACCTGATCTAACATTTGAAGGTTCTGTCAATCAAAGCACACCTGCAGCAAACTTTACAATCAAGGCAAGAAACGAGCCTGGTGAAGATTACGGCAATACATCTAGTGGCACGGCAACAAGAACAGCAACGTCACCTGTGGAGTTATTTACAAATCAAATAGATTTAAGATCAAGAGGTCGATCTTTTGCATTGCGTGTTGACTCAAGTGCAACAGGTATGAAATGGAAGTTAGGTACGCCTAGAGTCAATATTAGACCAGATGGGAGAAGGTAATGTCAGTTGTTATACCTCCAAGATTACCTGAACCACCCGAACAAATTGATAGACAGTACGTAGAAGATTTGATAAGAGCATTAGAATTGTTTATTTCTCAACAAACAACGAGCACTGTTGAGGATGATGCACAAGCATTTGGTTGGTTTACAGGATAATGGCTAATACATATAAAAATGCTAAAGTAGATTTAACAACCACTAATGCAACGACTGTGTTGACAACACCTGTTGGTTCTACAAATATAATAAAATCTATTTTGGCTTCAGAAGATAGTGGAAATGCAGATACAATTACACTAACTATTACAGATACAGCAAGTGCAGTATTTAGTTTATTTAAAGTAAAGGCTGTTGGTGCGAATACAACAGTTGAGTTATTGACTCAACCATTGGTTTTACAAGACTCTGAAATATTAAAAGCAACAGCAGCTACAGCTAATCGTTTACATTTGGTTGTAAGTTATTTAGAAATAAGTTAGGATAAGGTTATGGGATTAAGCGATATATTAAAAAAAGTTGCTCCAATAGCATTAAACTATTTTGCACCTGGTTTAAGTCAAGGGTTAGGTAGTTCTGCTGCAGGTAGTCTATTGTTAGGTGCTATACAAGGAAACAAGCCAGAAAATATGTTAAAAGACCTTCTTATGAAAGGTATTGGCTCTCAAACAAAACCTAAAACAACAACTCAACAAAGCAATCCTATTCAAGATTTATTAATAAAACAATCTGGTCATCCTAAGTTTGGTGGTCAAGGAGTAAATTATGCTCTTCAAGGTTCTGGTCAACAAAACATACAAACAAAAACACCATTTGAACCAAAAACATATTCTGGGGAGTTTGCACAAACTTTAGGTTTGGAAGATTCAATGGTAGGTAAACTTTTAAATACTAATATAGGAGAGGGTTTAGCTGCAGGATTGTTAGCACAATTGTTAGCATCAGGAGATGAAGAAGAGAAATCTCCTTATGGATTTGAGCAAAGACCTTTTGGTGGAGGTGGCCCAGGTGGACAAGTAGGTGGCATTACTTACGCTGCAATGGGTGGTGAGATGGAATTTCCTAGACGTGATGGTGGAATAGACCCATCAGAAGGTTCTGGTACAAAAGATGATGTGCCAGCTATGTTAACGGCTGGAGAGTTTGTATTGACAAAAGATGCTGTAAAGGGTTTAGGTAATGGTAATCAAAGATTAGGTATACAAAAAGCCTATGACATGATGAATAATTTAGAGAGGATGGCATAATGGCAGTTCAAACAGTCGAACAAGTAAAACGCTTACCACCTTATCTTGAAGGATTGCAAAAACGTCTTCTTCAAAGTTTATTTGGACAGTTTGATGGAGAAAGTCAGACAACACCAGGTTTACTTGATAAACCAATAAATTTACCTGATTTTAAATTAGCTGGATTAGACCCATTGCAACAGATGGCTTTTTCTTATGCACCACAAATGTTCGGATCATATGCACCATTTGTACAGAGTGCGTCAGATCAAGTGGGTGCAGGACTCGGTTCTTTAGGAACTGCACAACAAGCATTAGGAACAGCCATGACACCTTTAGGTGCAGCTGGTACAGCTATATCACAAGGTATAGGTGCTTTAAATGATCCATCAGCAGGAGTTCAAAAGTATTTTGACCCATATCAAGAGCAAGTTATACAACAAGCTGAGAAAGATATTGACAGAGATTATGGTCAAAAAAGACAACAACTTCTTAGTGGTTTGCAAGGTAAAGGTCAAGGCATAGGAGCTGGTACAGGCAGTGGTCGTAGTGCTGTACTAGAAGCAGAGTTAGCTAGAAACACAGCAGACCAAAAAGCAAGAACATTAGGTGGCTTACGATCAGGTGGTTTTCAAAATGCCATGAAGAATTTTCTTGGTGGCACAGAATTATCTGGTCGATTAGGCAGTCAACTAGGAGAGGTGGGTACTCGTTTTGGAGATATTGGTGGTAAATTCGGAGGTTTGGGTGATGTCTATAATCGTTTTGCTGGCACTACTGGAGATTTAGGAAGATTAACATCTGAGCTTGGCCGTGCTGATTTAGGATCAATTTCAAGTTTAGGTCAGATGGGTCGTAACTATCAACAACAAATGCTTGACTCTTATAGACAAAATCAAATGCAGAACATCATGGAGCCATATACAAGACTTCAATTAGGGTCTAGCTTCTTATCAGGTATGCCTAGCTCTGATATAGCAAGTACATTTCAATCAGCAGTAACACCAGCAACTAATCCGTTCTTAGCAGGTATAGGTGCTTATACAGCCCTACAGGGTGTTGCTCCATATGGGAAGTAAGTTATGGGGATAAGAGAATTTGATAAAAAGTATACACTACCTTTAAAAGATAAAATTATGAATTCTGGTATAATGCAAACTTATTTGCAAGACTCTGGAATAATTAGCGACAGATTTAAGAAAAAAGGTGAAAAAGGATCGACTCGTATTGATGACATTGGAAGAGGAATAGGAGCAACTGTTGATCCTCTTTTAGATTTATTTAAACTGCCTTTTGCAGGATATGGAAAACTTTTTAATTATTTGACAGAAGAAAGTCCTAACGTACAAGCTAAAATTATAGAAGAAATGCCACCAGAATTAACATTAGCACCAAGATCAAGTCAATTAGACCCTAGTGGAACTACAGGATTTGGTTCAGGACAAATGTCGAATAAAGCAGATATATTTGATCCAGAATTTGCACCAAAAGATATAAGTTCATTAAACAAAAATTTGCAAGAAATAATAACTTCTAAAAGAAAGAATGATGGGTTTGAAGAGTTTTCAGAATTACAGCCAATAGAAGACCAACTTACAATGGATGACGATGAAACTTTTGGACTAACTGAAGTAACAAAAGAACCAAATCTTACAATGGATGATGACGAGACTTTTGGATTAACTGGTGAAGTTCCAGAAAAATCAAAAAAAGATCAAGAACAAGATAAGTTAGATGAATTATTTACTTCTGCTTTACAATCAGCAGCGGATGCAAGAGAAGGACAACCAACAAAAAGAAAAACTTTAGCAGATTATAAAAAAGAGTTTTCTGATGCAACAGGTATTGATGCATCTGGTAAGGTTGATAAATCAGGTGCACTCATGGCATTAGGTTTAGCACTTATGCAGAATAAAGCTGGTAAAGGTTTTAATGTAGGTAATATGTTAAGTGCAGTTGGTGAAGCTGGAGCAAAAGCATTACCTGTATTTGAAAAATCCAAACAACAAGCTAAACTTGCTGCAGCTAAAGCTGGTGAATATGCATTAGGTAAAGTTGCAGAAGATAAAGCAACAGCGAAATTAGAAAAAGAAGAAATGCTTAATAGAGAACAATATTATGTTGTACCTAAAGGTGAAAAAGGTGGCCCTATGGGTGCTGTTAATTCTATTTTAAAAGGAGATGGTGAATTTATTAGAGTTAATAAATTTGAGTTATCAAAGTTAGATCAAAATCAACAATTTAATGATAAATTTGAAATTGTTAAAGCATCTGATTATAATAGTATTCTTGAAGAAGCTATGAAAACACCTGAAGCAAAATCTCATTACAATAAAGCATTAGCAGATGCAACAATGTTTGAAACTTTAGACACTAAATTTAAGTATTATGTACCAAGTGATCCAAATTCAGGTTATAAACCACTTCTTGTACGACCAGGTGAAGCTATAAATCAATTAATTAGATTAAATAAAGGTTTGGAAACAGGAAAATCTAATTTTGCTGAAATTGCTAAATTAGTTTCTGCTACAGAAACTGATATACCAACACAAATAGTTCAGTCAGTACAACAACTATCAAGAAATTTGGGTATACCAATAACTTCTGATGTTCCTCCTATAACACAATTAAGAAGATTATTGAAAAAAATGTCTGCTTTAAGAGCTGCAGAAATACTTGGTGAAACAGGTAAAACATTATCAGATAATGATAGAAGAAGAGTTGATGATATTGTTGGAGAAGTAAATTTTGAAAAAGCTGACAGAGCCGAATTAATAGCAACATTAGATGGCTTATATAAAACAGTTATTGGTCAACGTGAAAAAGATATAGCTCAATTTAAAGCTAATTTAGGAACTTTTGGTAATTCTGAGTTACAAAGCTATCTTGAAGAAGATCAACAACCTGAAAATCAAAATGTTGATTATGATGCAGTTGATAAAATAGTAGGTTAAAATGAGTAGAATAGAGAAATATGCTAACTGGCTTACAGAAAATCAAGATAAAAAAGGAACAGAAGATTTTGAAAAAGTTGCTAATGCCTACAAAACATTAAGATCACAAAAATCTAAATCTAAAACATCATCATTTAAAGATTTATTAGAACAATCAGAATCAGAAAAATTTGACGAAGACTTTGATTATACAACTGGTGCAACAGGTGGACTAAGAGCTTTAGTATCTTTTGGAGAAACAGAAGAAGAAAAAGAAGCTATACTCCTTAAAAAAGTTGGTCAAGATGGTTATACAAAAGACTCAAAAGGTAGATTAGCATTAACACCAATTGGCCAAGAAAAAGTTGGTATGAAGCCATCTGACAAAAATGTAGTGTTAGAAGAAAAAGGTTTTTCTGCTCGTGACTTTGCTGACATGGCAGGTGTAGTTCCTGAAACAGTAGGATCAATTGTTGGTGGTATATTAGGTTTACCTGGTGGACTACTTGGAAGTGCTGCAGGTGCTGGTGCGGGTGCAGCAGCTGGTCAAGCTGTTGAAGAAGGTGTGGAAAGTTTACTTGGAGTTCAAAAACAAACATTACCAGAAGTAGGAAAAGATTTAGCAAAAGAAGCTGCTTTAGCTGGCGTGGTTGATTTTGTAACTCTTGGAACATTTAGAGCTGCAAAAGGATTAATAGGTGCTGGTGCAAAAAAATTATCAGGTGATCCATTAGATGCTGTAAGAGGTGCTGATCTTGTTAAAAGAGGTTATAAACCCAGTTTAGAAAGATTAGGTGCTCCTGCTCCTTTGGCTTATTCACAAAAATTTGCTGAAGGTGCGACAAGAGATTACACAAGAATAATTAATAACACTAATCTAGCGTTCCAAGAAAGAGATAAATTATTAAAAAATTTAGCAGATTTAGATACTGCAGGTCAATCATTTGCAAGTGTTGCAGGTCCAAAATATCAACAATTACTTAAAGATTTAAATAAATCTCGTGAAACATCATTACAAGCTATTAAAGATAGCATTGATGTTTTAGAAAAAGGTGTTAAAGGTGATTTTGATATTGATAAAGTTGCTTTAAATTCTATAAGAGATTCTTTTGACATTTTTCAAAAAGGTGCAAATACAAGGTATACAGCATTAGATAATGCTTTAAGTGGTTTAGATGATTTAGTTAAAGGTGATAAAACATTTCGTCAAAAATTTCAATTTTTGCCAACTGATAGATTGAAAGATACAGCTAATACAATAATGAGAGATGTGTCTCCAAAACTTGATTCAAATTTATTAGAACCTCAAGTTGGTGCAGTAATAAAAAGAATACAGGCTTTAAGTAAAAAAGGAGCAACTTACAATCAATTAGCAAATCAAAGAAAAATTGTTAATGATACATTGTATTATGGAACAGGTGATTTATCTACAGCTGGTAAAGATGCTTTACAAAAACTTTTAGAGGACTTTGATGCAACCTTATCTTTAAAAACTTTAGATAACTTACCTAAAGGTATAAAATTAACAAATGCACAAAAAGAAAAATTTAAACAAGTTCTTAAATTAAGAGATGAAGCATTTGAATATTATAAAGTTGGCAAAGAACCTTTTGATAATTTAGAACAATTTGGAATAATAAGAGATATAAGACAAACCTACAATACAAATGGTAAGTTTGACACAGATAAATTTTTTGACAGAGTTATTCAAGATAATTCTCCTGAAAGATTAAAAACTATACTTAACTCTTTGCCTAATAAAGATGCTCAAGAACAATTAAGATCACAGTTAGCAAGATCATATTTAGATAATGCTCTTGGAAAAACAAACTTAGATTTATTTAATCCTAAAATGTTTAATGGTAAGTCTTTTAGAAATCACATTAATAAATTAGGCACAACTGGGAAACAATTGTTCGGTGATCAATGGAATGATGTTCAAAAGTTAGCTGATACAATAGGCCAAGTAAGTTTAACTAATATTGATGATGTAGCACTACAAAACATTGTTAAATTAAATGCTAACAAAGGCGTTACCAGTTCGGTTCAAGAATTAGCGAGGATAACTAAAGAGTTTCAGGAAGCTAATTCAATATCTATTGTTAAAAAATTTAATGATGGAACTTTAACAGCAGAAGATGCTGCTAGAGAAATGATAAGAACTAACATAACTAGTTCAGAAGTTGGCCGATTACAAAAGTTTTTTGGAAACAATACTACAGAACTTGAAACAATTAGACAAGCTGTTGTTTCAGATTTATTTAGTTCTGTTGGTGATGATGTATTTACATCTCCTGCAAAATCAAGAGTTTTACTTGATGCTATGAATAAATATAGGCCAGGTGTTTTAGAAAAAATAATAGGTAAAGATCATTACAAAGTTGTCGAACAATTTGCAAAAGATTTAGTTTATTTAGGTGATGTTGGTAAAGAAGGTAGTATATATGCAGCAACATTTGCAGCTCATCCTATTGGTAAATTACCAGCTAACGTAAGAATGAAAGGTATGGCAAGACTGTTTGCAAGTCCTACAACATTAAATTTCTTTGCTAAAACAGGCACACCAAATCAAAGGTTAAAGAAAACTATGGATGTTCTTGGAACAGTAACTGGTGCAATAGCAAGAACAACAGCAGGAACAAGACAATTAGCAGCTCAATCATTAGCCGAACAAATTGGTGAAACTAATCAAGAAATACAAAGAGCATTTACACCAATTCCTAATGTAAACGCTCCTGTTCAATCTTCTTCAATAGGTGGTATAAACGTAACTCAACCACAACCAAATTTAGCGACAAATCCAATTGTTAATCCTAATCCTACAACACAAGCATTAGCAAAACAATTACAAGGAAATATTTAATGGACATATCAAAATTAAAAGATCAACTCATCATTGATGAGGGCGTAAAATATGAGACTTACCTAGATCACCTTTCGCTGAAGACCTGCGGGATAGGTCATTTGTGCAGAGAGGACGAGCCAGAATACGACTTAGAGTTAGGTGCAGAAATATCTGAGGACAGAGTTACAGAACTTTTTGAACAAGATATACAGAGTGTTATACGAGACTGTAAGAAAGTCTATGATGATTGGGATAAATTGCCAGAGCCTGTAAAACAAGTAATAGCGAATATGATGTTCAATCTCGGATTGCCACGTTATAGCAGATTTCGCAAACATATCCAAGCTGTTATGGACGGCAATTGGCAAGAAAGTGCTAATCAAATGCGTGATTCGAGGTGGCACAAGCAGGTGCCAAATAGAGCAGAGCGTTTATGTAAACGTATGGAAGAAGTTAGTCTTTAACTTTACTTTTTAACATCAACAATATTTCTGTGACTAATTTCATAGCTTGATGTGAAGTTATCTCATATTGTTGAAAATCATGTTTAAGTTCTTTGTTACGTTCTAATATATTAATTAATATAGGGGTGTCCTTTGTTTCTTGTGAAGCATATATATAAACTTCTTTATTCATTATATTTTACTGGCAGAACCAATCCCTAATTCTTTAATTTCATTACTATATCTTAATTCAAATTCTTTTTTAACAAGATTACTTATTTGTTGACCAACTTTACGATCTTCATCCATAGCTATTTTTTTTAGTTGATTGTAAGTGTTAAGACTTACACTAACACTTTTCCACTTTTCATTTGATGCCATATACAGTATCCTTTCTAAGATATGTTTAAAAAAAATATACACTATCCTAGACAGTATGGGAAGTATAATAAGTATAACGCTAAAAAAACTGAGTTTATGGGATTTAAGTTTGATTCCAAATGGGAAGCAGAGCGTTATGGTCAACTTGCATCAATGGCATTAGCTGGTGTTGTTAAAGATTTAGAGCGACAAGTTAAATATGAAATTGTAGTTAACAATTATAAAATATGTCGTTACGTTGCAGATTTTGTTTATACTTTAGTACATGATGATGGTTCTCAAGAAAAAATTGTTGAAGATGCAAAAGGTGTGCAAACCACTGATTTCAAACTAAAAATGAAATTAATGAAAGCTGTTTTTAACATAGATATAAAAATTTCTAAAAAAAAGTAGTTGACATCTTTATGGGAAATTCCCATACTATAAGTTCTAGCAATTTAAAGTGAGGTATTATGACTACAGTTCAGCATATTGATGAATTCAATTTAGCTTCAATACAATCTAAACTTATGGAAGATTTAAAAGAAGCACAATCTAAATTAAAAGACTTTAATAATTATCTTGAAAATCGTTACATGGATAAAGCCAAAGAAAAACTTCGTAATGAAGGTAAAGACTTTGGTACAGTTAATATTTTTGAGGGTAATTCAAAAGTTAAAATTGAGTTACGTAAAAAAGTAGAGTGGGATCAAGAAAGACTTACAGAGTTTTTGAATACTCTTGATCGAGAAGAATCAAATCATTTAGTAAAAGTTTCGGTAAGTATTCCAGAATCAAAATTCACAAATGCAATGCCTAGTATGCAAGAGAAACTTAAAGAGTTTCGTACAATATCTTTGCAAGGTGTGAAAGTAACTTTTGAGGAGAAAGAATAATGTTTAATATTGTTTCAGCAGAAGAACGTATGAGAGAAAAACGTGGCCATAAATTAGTTGTCGTGGGTAGTTGGGGTGTTGGAAAAACTAGTTTAGTTCGAACACTAGACCCAGATACAACTTTATTTATGGATTTGGAAGCAGGAGATGCAGCTATAGAAGGTTGGCCCATAGATGTAATACGGCCTAAAACGTGGAGCGAATGTAGAGATTTTGCTTGTTTTCTTGGTGGTGCAAACCCTGCAATAAATGAAGAGCAAATATATTCACAAGCACATTATGATTCTGTGTGTCAAACATATGGTAATCCAAAAGAATTGTTAGATAAGTATGATACAATTTTTATTGATAGTATTACTGTCGCAGGAAGATTGTGCTTTCAGTGGTGTCAAAATCAACCAGATTGTAAAACATCAAATGGTCGATTAGATACAAGAGCTGCCTATGGTATGCAAGGCAGAGAAATGATGGGATGGTTAACACATTTACAACATATAAGAGATAAAAATGTTATATTTGTAGGCATCCTTGATAGCAGAACGGATGATTTTGGCCGTTCTATACATGAACTTCAATTAGAGGGTTCTAAAACAGGACGTGAGTTACCTGGTATTGTTGATGAAGTAATTACTATGGCAGTTATGCCTGGTGATGAAAACAATTCTTCGTATAGAGCATTTGTTTGCCACACATTAAATGAATGGAACTATCCTGCAAAAGATAGGTCTGGCAGATTAGATTTAATAGAAGAGCCACATCTTGGCAAACTGTTACAAAAAATGTCTGGCAACAAACCATTAAGTGAACGTCCATTAAATTTTAATTTAGCAAAAGAAAATGAGGTAAATGATAATGCTTAATTTTAACGATATACAACCTGACTCAAATTCAGGTGAATTTGAATTAATTCCTAATAATACTATAGCTCGTGCTGTCTTGACTTTACAAGGTGGAGACACACAAATACCAGAGTTCGGACAAGGTACTTTTTTTAAGTCTAGTTCAGCTGGTAAAAGATCAAAATGGTTGCCACTTGAATTTACAATAGTAGGTGGTGGACATAATGGTCGTAAAGTTTGGCACAGACTATTTGTTGATGGAGATAAAATGAATGATCAAAAAAATATGCCTATTGCAAAAGAGATTGGTCTTAGAACTATGAGAGCAATAATTGAAAGTGCAAGGAATATTGATCCTAATGACAACTCACCAGAAGCACAGCAAGGTAGAGAGCTTAACAGCATTGAACAACTTAATGGCATGGAATTGTGTATTAAGATTGGTATTGAAGAAGGTACTAATGGTTATGCTGATCGTAATCGAATGATAGCTCCTTTAACTCCTAATGCTTCAGGCTACATTGTAGGAAACTCAAAAAATGTTGCACAGACTAATACTGCAACTGAACCTACAACAAGTTCAAATGTTCCTAGTTGGGCTAAATAGGGTATTATGATGGTTAATATTAAAGATAATAAAAAAATATTTAATGACTTGTTGAAAAGCAAGTCATTAACTCACACTATTTTTAAATTTACTCCAAAACTAGCAGAGTATATTTTAATTAATTTAAACCTTGGCAATAGAAATGATAAGCCAACTAAAATTAAATTATATAGACAGAGTATGCTTGATAACTGTTGGGAATTAAACGGAGAAAGTATTAAATTTGGTTATGATGGTCTTTTAAAAGATGGTCAAAATAGATTAAAGGCTTGTTTTCAATCTAAAAAAGATTTTGTATCTTGCGTTCATTTTGGATTAGAACCTAAATATTTTCTTAATTTAGATACAGGTGTAAGTAGAAATGCACAAGACGTATTTAAGATAATGGGTGTACGTTATCATTCTAGAATTCCTAATGTGCTACGTCTAATAAATGCTTGGGAAGAGGGCAAATCAAGCACTAGAACTTGTAACCTTCAAAACAAAGACTTACAGGCAATTTATGAAAATGACACTGATATAAAATTATTAGAGGATTCAATTAAATGTGCTAGAAAGTTAAAGAATAAATATCCATTATCTCATTTAGCAACTTTGTATTATATGGCTAATAAAAAAGGTCATTATAAAGTTATCTCAAAGTTTTTTGATGATTTAGATATTTATTCAACATTAGGTTCTTTGTCACCAATTAGACAGGCTTTATCTAATATTCAGACAATGAAAATTGAGAGGATACCTTTATCATCTCATCATTATTCAATAATCTTAACAAGAGTGTGGGATTGTTATTTAAACAAAAAAAGATTTGTTAAAGATGACATGGTTATTAAAAGTGATAGCCTAATTACACCAATAGATTAATCCTAGTTTCTAGCGTCAACACCTCATGTGTGCTAGAACTGCGTTTGGGAAGTACGCAGGACGTACAAACTTCCCACATTATTGAAAGAGAGATTAATGTTACTTAGACCATACCAAGAGATAGCTGTCAGTTCTGCAATAGATGCTTTAGACAAACATGGTAATACTGTTGTTGTTGCTCCAACAGGAGCTGGTAAAACAATTATGTTATCATCTTTGATTGGTAAACGTCATAGTTCAAATAAAAATGTTTTGGTATTACAACATAGAGATGAGCTTGTTAATCAAAACATGAGCAAATTTAAAAGAGTTAATCCAAAGATAACTACTAGTGTAGTTAATGCTGAACAGAAAGATTGGAATGGTGATGCTGTATTCTCTATGGTGCAAACATTATCAAGGCCGAACAATTTAAATAAGATGAAGCCTGTAGATATGGTGGTTGTTGATGAAAGTCATCATGTAGTAGCTGATACTTACACTCGGATTATAGATTATGCTAAAGAGATTAATGATAAAGTTGAGATCGTTGGGTTCACTGCTACACCTAATCGTGGGGATAAGAAAGGTTTACGTAAAGTCTTCACCAATTGCTCTCACCAGATCGAAATATCAACCCTTATTCGTGAGGGTTTTCTTGTCACCCCAAAAACCTACGTCATTGACGTGGGTGTACGTGCTGAACTTCAAAATGTTCGGAAAACAGTGGTTGATTTTGATATGGATCAGGTAGCTCGTATTATGAATAAACGAGCAATCAATCAAAGGGTTGTAAGCGAATGGTTGGATAAGGCAAAAGGTAGGAAAACTGTTGTATTTTGTTCAACAGTTGCTCATGCTGAAGATTTATGTGAAGAATTTGTTGAGCAAAATGTAAAAGCAGAGATTGTTACAGGAGAAACTGACAAAAATGTTAGGGCAAATGTTTTAAATGATCTAGCAAATGGTGATTTACAAGTAGTAGTAAATGTAGCTGTTTTAACAGAAGGTTTTGATGCACCACCTGTATCTTGTATTATTTTAACAAGACCCTGTTCGTATAAAGCAACTATGGTACAGATGATTGGCAGAGGTCTTCGTACCATTGATCCTGATGAACATCCAAATGTAATTAAGACTGATTGTATTGTTTTAGATTTTGGTACTTCGGTATTAACACATGGCTCATTAGAAGATGACGTTAACCTTGAAGGTTCGGAATCGGATATGCAAGGTGAAGCACCAGAGAAAGTTTGTCCTGAATGTGACTCAGTAGTGCCATTAGGTGTAAGAGATTGTCCTATTTGTGGTTATGAATTTGGTCAAAATAATAATACTGATTTAGAAGAATTTAGTATGACAGAGATTGATTTGATTGATCGTTCTCCGTTTAGATGGACAGATTTGTTCGGAACAGGAAAATGTCTGTCTGCAACAGGCTTTAATGGTTTTGCACTTGTTGCTGATCTTGGCGATTTGTCTTGTGGTATTGTAAAGAGTTCAGGTGGTAAATTACGAATGGTTAGTATTGGAACTAAGCAACAAGCTATTGCATCTGCTGATGACTTTCTAAGAGAGATTGAGGATAGTAACTCTGCTAAGAAAGGTAAAAGATGGCTTAATGAAAGAATTAGTGACAAGCAAAAAGAAATGTTATTCCGATCTGGTGTTACTGTATCTGGATTTGATTTCTCTTGGACAAAATACAGGGCAGCCTGTTATTTGAACTATTTGTGGAATAAAGATAGGATAGATACAATGATAAATAATGTAATACAAAAAGAGGTAGCATGATCTCACAAGTAGAAATAAGAATGGTTTTAAATACTGACGATGGTTTAAAAAATGTAAATTTTTTTACAATGATTAGTGGTGACGGAACGGAAGAAGATATAATAGAAAGAATATCAGATAAAATTAACAATTGTTTATTAAAATATAATAAAATTTTGCAATCTGGTTTTGCTGTTGCTTTATGGCAGAACGATGAATTGTTTACAATGACATTTATGAATACAGAGGATGATAAAAAATGGGTGACGAATTACCAGAGAGAACCAACGATACATTAAAACAAGTCGGAAAATTGTTCGGCCAGTTAGGTTGGAATAAAAAATTTACAGAGTTTGATGAACAAGATGTATTGTATTTAATAATGTGTATACAGAGAATGGAGAAAATAGAAGATGAATTTATCGAAACTTATTTGGCAGCAATCTGGCTCAAGTTCAATGTCAGCAACAAAGAAGCAGAATTCCCATTCGGAAAAAATGCACCAAATAATACACAATTCAATTGATGAAGCAATAAAAGAAAAGAATAAAAAAGAGAAGAAAAGAACTTATCTAGGTGCTTCATCTTTAGGCGACCCTTGTTCTCGTAAGATACAATATAGGTATATGGGTCAGGAACCTGATAAAGATAGTGATTTTAGTGCTAAATTATTAAGAATATTTCAATTCGGTCATGTAATTGAGGACATGGCTCATGGATGGATTGTTAATGCAGGATTTGATTTAAGAAGCACAGATAAAAATGGCGAACAATTTGGTTTCTCAATAGCAGATGATCAGGTCAAAGGTCATATAGATGGTGTTATCTGTAGTGGTCCTGAAGATATAAAGTATCCTATGCTTTGGGAATGTAAGTCAGCGAATGAAAAGAGCTTTAATGAATTTGTTCGGAAGGGTGTAAAAGAAGTTAATTTAGTGTATGCTTCTCAGATTGCACTGTATCAAGCATACATGAATTTGACAGATAACCCTGCTTTATTTACAGTGGTTAATAAAAACAACTGTGAGATATATCATGAATTAGTTCCGTTTGATAAATATTTAGCACAGAAAACAAGTGATAAAGCTGTTGAAATTTTAAAAGCAGTTAAACATAATGAAGTTTTACCTAGAGTTGCTATGAATTCTGATTATTTTTTGTGTAAGAGATGTGAGTTTAGGAAAAGTTGTTGGGAATAACCCAAACAGCGAGGGAGCTGCTTGGGTTACAATGAGTATATAGGAGTAAATATAATGCGTATATTACCATTTGGCAATACTAAATCTAGTATGTCAGCAAGTGAATTGGTTGAGGAAATAAGTCAAAAAGTACCAAGACAAGTACAGATAGATGTTCTTCGGAATACCTTTCCACAAGGGAAGGTAACTGGAGATTTGTTTACAATCGGTTCTATTTCAGGAGAGCAAGGTAAATCTTTGAAGATAGATATTAATCCACGCAGTCCATACTTTATGAAGGGTCAGGATTTCAATGGTGGTGTCGGTATCGGTGGTATCGTTAAGATACTAATGGAGGGTCAAGGGTTAAGATTACCTGAAATTAAAGAGATGTTTTCAGAATATATTGGAGAACCAACAAATTTTGTCAGGGAACAACAGCCAGAGAACCCAGTTAAAGTACAGATCAATAGACAAACACCTTACGATTCGGAGTATCTATATAAAAATTCTGATAATCAGATAATTTGTTCGGTTCGTAAGTATCTTGTAAGAGATGGTTCAGGCACTCCAATGTTAGATACACACGGAAAACCTAAGAAAGAATTCAGGCAATTTACTGGTGAACATCCATATCCTCGTATGCCAGATGTCAGGCCTTTGTATAATATTCCGAACATTTTAGCTTCGGATACAGTAATATGGGTTGAAGGAGAAAAATGTGCTGATGCGTTAAATAATTTAGGTTATACAGCGACTTGTACAATGGGTGGAGCTGGTATGCTAACTAAGAAGTCTGCAACCCAGTATGACTTTTCTCCATTGCAAGGAAAAGAACTTATCTTATGGGCTGATAATGATAACTCTGGTAAGAAGTTAGCCGAACTTGTTCAGGATTTAGCCTTGAACGCAAATGCAAAATCAGTAAAAATGCTTACACTTCCTCGTGGCAAACCTGAAAGATGGGATGTAGCAGATGCTATAAGTGAAGGCTTTGACATTAATGATTTTTTAAACACCACAAATACTTTTACAAAGCAAAACATTAACTTACTGGATGACAGCTTATTAATCTCTAGGTTTGTTGGTTCTGCACCAGAACAAAAGTTTCTTGTAGATGGTACGTTTCCACTGGGTGTTCCTATTATACTATCAGCAGCGGGTGATGCTGGTAAAGGTATGTTGACACTGGATTTAGCGATGAAAGTTACTGGTGCTTTTCCAATGCGTAATTCCTTCGGTGGTCATGTTACTGAGTTCGGTAACGTGGTTATCTTTACAGCAGAGGATGATGAAGCTGAAATGCACAGGAGAATAGAGCGTTTAGACCCAGATAATCAACGATTTGATTATGAAAATGAGCTTCGTGTTGTGGCGTTACCTAATGTCGGTGGCGTATTTCCTGTACTACAGAGCGTACACGGAGAGTTAACAACTTCAGCAGAGTTTGAGCGTATATACGAACAAATATTACAGATTAACAACCTGAAGCTGATCATATTTGATCCACTGGCTTCTTTTGTTCATGCAGATGTAAATTCTGATCCAGCAGCAGGTGCTGCATTAACTGGGCTGATGTCGAAGATTTGTTCGGAAACTGGAGCGTCAGTAATGATGTGTCACCACATGACAAAGGTTAAAGATGATACAGTTATATCAACACCAGAACAAGCCAGAAACCTTATCAGGGGTACATCAGCAATTGTTGATGGTGTTCGGTGTGCTTTTGCCCTGTGGCAGTTGGATGAAGGTACAGCAAAACGCCAGTGTAAGGAGTTAAACATAGAATATCAGCGTAATCGGTGCTTTGATGGAGCAGTTGTCAAATCAAATGGACCTGCAAAACGTCAAATCCGAAAATTTGTTCGTGATTTAAACACTGGATTATTGGTTGATCGGACTGAAGATATGCTTCAACTTAACTCTGGAACAAATCGAGATATAAGAAAAAATACTCTGTATGAGTGGATTAGCCGTTGTGAACGTGAAGGTAGAGCTTTATGTCAACAGGGTGGTGCTGATTCTTTGACGACTAGAATGAGCGATGCAGATGCACCTGATGTATTGGATAATCTTTCTCAACGTGTGATGGATGGAATTGTTCGTGAATTAATAACTGAAGGTCGGATTGATAAGTTTAGCTTTAGCACAGCTGGTGGTCGTAAATGGCTCGGTACAATTAATGGTTCTATGAGTAGAGGAGAATATGAAGCAACAACAGCGAGGGATAACATATAAAGGTTTTTACAAATGGAAATTAAAAGCAATAAAACTTTATTTAATCCAGAAATTCATCACCATTCATTAAGAACTAAAGAAGACGAAATTAGACTAGGTTATGTTTGTAATTGTAGTCATTGTGATAGATGTAAAGAAAGAATTAAAAAAGAACAACAACAACGAGGGATAACATATGACAGATTCTTATTGGAGATACTACGATAAACACATTGATTGCGATTGGTGTGGGGTACAAACAAGAGGTCGAGTTTACAAAGGCCGAACAGATGTAAGCTGTGGCTCCTGTGATAGACAGCTAAAAGAATTAAATAAAAAAGAAATAGTTTTTCGACAGAGAGAAATAAAAAAAAGAAATTTAATATGACTGATTTTAAAAATAAAAGAGTGTTAGAGATTAAAAAAGAAGAAACGTATCAATGGTTAAAAAGATTACATTATGCTAAAAGAATTCCTTCAATATCTTTTTCTTTCGGATTGTATTCACATAGTGATTTAATAGGGATCATAACATATGGCTCTCCACCAAGTTCATCATTGTGTATCGGTATATGTGGCGAACAATTTAAATATAATGTAATCGAACTTAATCGGTTATGTTTAATTGATAACGATAAAAATAATGCATCTTATCTTGTAGGCAATAGTTTAAAGTTATTGCCAAAGCCACAAATAGTTGTTTCTTATGCCGATACAAGTATGAACCACACAGGATACATATATCAAGCAACCAATTTTATTTATACAGGATTATCGGACAAAAGAACTGAATGGAGAATAAAAAATTCTAATATGCACTCTAAAACAATATGTGAAAAGTATACATTAGAACAAAGAGTAAATGATAAAGATAAATTTGAAGTTGTTAATCGGCCTAGAAAACATAGATATGTATATTTTCTAGGCGACAAAAGACAAAAGAAAATTTTTATGAATAATTTAAATTATCCTATTTATCCGTATCCAAAAACAGAAACAATTAATTATAAAATAGAAGATACAATATCAACTCAAATGAATTTAATATAATATAATTGATTGAATTACTATTAGAGCTATCATCCATATTGGAATAATGATTAATCCAATGTTTGTTATTTTATTTAATATTTTCATTATACAATCTCCTTAACGTAATCACTGTATCTACCATATCCTAATCGTTCAGCCTTACTTAACTTATTGTAATAAGACCAACCAAGAGCATCATATAAATGGCTACTGTTAAGGCCAAAGTTTTGATAGCCATCAAGTATACCATTAAAGTAATAAGATGAAGGTGGAGAATAACCATCACTATTCATTTTATAGGTCATCATACCACAAACTTCTATCTTCTTATATAATCCGTCATTACTAGAATTAGGATTAACACCCTCATAAATATCAAGAGATTGTTCACATTGTTCTGTTATTCTCCAAACACCGACAGGTAACAGATCATCATTGTTATCTGATTGTTCAATATCAGCAACACCCCTAAATACAAGTTTCCAACTTGGAATGTATAAAGGACCAAGAGATACAGCATTTGGACATCTCATCGACATCTGTTCAAAATTGAGATTTGAACCATAAGCAAAATATAATTTAGTCATTTGTTGTTCCTTATAATTAATTAAATATATTTTGTATATAGAACTATAGTTCATAATAGTCAAGTAAAAAAAATATTTTTTTTCTATTGACATTGTGTAACATAGTTCATATAATGGTTTTACAACTTCAACTTTTTAAGGAACTCATCATGAGATTTAAAGGTACATTTTCCAAAGACGATGGTGGCAGATCAAAATATTTTTCAAGTAAAAATATTGGCGATTGTGTCATTAGAGCTTTTTCCATTGCACTTGATCAAGACTATAAAGTTACAATGGGAGAGATGTTTAAACTTGGTTTAGAAATGGGCGACTTGCCTAATTCACATCCTGTTTGGAAAGCATATGCAGAACAAAAAGGTTTTGTTAGACATTCAACACCCAAAGATAAAAGGGGTAAAAAAATGTCCATCCGTAATTGGTCGGCAGATGCTCCAAGTGGTTCTGTTCTTGTTTTAACAAGAGAGCATTTAGTAGCTGTTGTTGACAATGTTCAAAGAGATACATGGTTAGATGAAAGAACAGTATCTTCATATTGGGTTTTAGAAAAAAAACCAGAGCCAGAAATTAATGTTGAAAAATTAAGTATGACATCATTGTCAGATTTACTTCTTCAAAAAATAAGTTAAACGAAAGGAGAGTATATGAAACACGAAGCTACTTTAATACAGATTTGGGAAGATTTTTGTAGAGAACAAAAATTACCACTTGTATCAGCAGATGAAATTGCAGAAGGGTTGATAGGTTATCAACCAGATGAACAACCTAATGAAAAGCAAAAAGAATTTGCTAATAGTTTTTGTATGATTTGGAATTATTTTCAGAACAATGAACTGTAATAACCAAATAATGGTCCGTTTTAAAGGCCCTCAGAGGGGTGGAATGATATGTCCGAGTATGATTGTACCCCTCTATTTTATAATAAAAGGAAAATAAAATTAAAAAGTGTTTGACACTGTAATATAGTTCTAATAAAACTATTCTATACTATCAATTTAACAAGGAGCAAAAAATGAAAAATCCAGATAAAAAAATATCAATTCAAGAAAATGATGACATCATACATATTGGTTCAATGGTCGAGTTTATTAATGATAACGAACTTGATAAAGATGAAATTAATATGCTTGAAGGTTTAGCTAAAGGCCAACAGTTTGCTATGGCAAGTGGACAAGGCTACACAATTATAACACGTTTAAAGTAGGGAATTAAAATGAGTAGAGAATTAGTAAAACGTATCGACATGGCTATCCATGTACAAGAGTTATGTGCAATGCATAATATTACAGTAAAGTATCAATCTTTAAGGCATAAAGTTCCACAGTATTATGCTAACCAAAAAGATAGATTGATATGTATTAGGCCCACAAAGAACACAGGGTACTATGTGTCAGCTTTACATGAGATTGGTCATATTGTTGGCTGTAATCAATCGTCTAGGCACGATACAATTGAAAGAGAGATAGGTGCATGGAAGTTTGCTATGTGTCATGCTCTTGTATGGACTGAAACAGCCGATAGGATCATGAAGAAGGCCTTAATGTCCTATGGTATAACAAATGGTCAATATAGTGGCATATTAAAAGAATGTGTCAGCTTTGCACTAACTTTTAGAGCAGAAGATATTAATGACTTAAATGATAAAGTTTTTTATGTAAATGAGGTGGCATGATGAAATATAATAGTGTGGGTTTTTTAGGATTTAGTGTTGATCACAAAAATAAATGTGTTGATAAATCTGTACAAGCCAACGACATTCGTAAAGCTATTTTAAATATGCTTAATAAATTATCAGATGAAGATTTAGTTCAAGTAGTTGAATTACACGATACTTGTAAAAAAAAGGTAGCATGATGAAAGAAAATAAATTTACTTTTAAGAAGCAATCTAATGGGTTGTATTCTGTATCAATTCACAAAAATGCGACACCTAAGTGGAGCTACAAAAACTTAAATAAAAATCAAGTTTTTGTGGCCGAACAAAATTATAACAATGCAATTGAGCAACTTTTTGAAGGAGAGTATCTAGAATGTATTGGTTATCCATTTAAAGAAAATTTTGATTATTGGGTAAAGAAATATATCAAAACTCAAAAATCGGAGGTGTTCTAATGGGGAGAGTTAAAGCATGGATTATGGAAGATGAAGAAAAGCTAAATGAATATGTTTGGAGTATCGTATCTGAATGTAAAACTTTTAAAGAGTTTGCAAAGAAAATTAATAAATACATTTATAATAACAATATTAGAATTTTAGGTTTCTATGCAGATGGTTCATCTACGAGTGGTTTTTTATCTGATGTTTGGAATGAACGTAATACAAAAAATAAAGAATAAGGGGAGTTGTTTAACTTGTTCCTCTGGCGAGTGGGTACGTCAAAACTATAAATCACTGAATAAAATTTCCCCTTCAATCTTTTTGGATTTTATTATAGTGCAAATATCGAAACAACCTAAGTCATGACGATAAAATTTATAGATTACCCACATTAATTTAATTGGAGAAAATAATGACAAAAATAGCTAAATGCAAATTGCCTAAAAATCATAAAAATTATTATTATAATAGTGAAGATGGTGGGCAGATTTATCCTAATCTTTTTAATCACTTGTTATCAGTTCCTAGAGTTGCAATTCCTAAAGAACCTAAAGTTTATAAGGTTGGTGGATTACCTTGCACCAAAGGTAATATAGATGGATTAAGTCATGAAGAATATCGTGCAAGAGAAAAATCTTACTATCGAAAATTTAAAAGAATATGTGATAAAAATAATCTTGGATTTGAAGTTGATGATTACAATCATCCACAAGGAGAGGTTCATTTTCATAAGGATATAGGTATATATTGTTCTGTTACAGGAGAGCAACATGGAGATTATACAATCTTTGAAGATTGGGAAGGAATGTATCTTACTGTTAAAGAATATTTTGAGGAAGAAAATAATGACAAAATTTAACGATGATTTTATAGAAGAAGTTCAACAGTATTGGCACGAACATAAGAACGATATTAAATATAAAAAAGAAGGTGGTGTCCACAGGAAAGTTAACATTGATAGAAAGTTTACTATGGATGATTTAGCCGAACATTTTAATCTTACAGTTGGTCAAGCCAGAAGAATTGTCTATATAAAAGGTAAGAAAAATGCTTGAAACAGCGACAGCTTTAGTTTGTATGAGCTATGCTATCTATTTTGAGAGCAGATCGGAAAGTACATTGGCACAGTTGGCAGTTGCACAAACAGTCTATAACAGGGTTCATGACAATAGGTTTCCGAACACAGTGTGTGGAGTTGTTACCGATGGGCTTAGATATTCATGGGATAACCGAAAAATTGTTCGGAATAAATGTGCTTTTAGTTTTTATTGCGATGGTAAACCAGAAGTGATTAATGATCCACGAGCATATGATTGGGCCGAGTCAATCGCTTGGGTTGTCCTAAACGAACAAATTAGTATTGACGTTACCGATGGTTCAACACATTATCATGCTAATTATGTTAGCCCATATTGGGCTAGTTCATTTACTCAAACAGTGTGTATTGATGCACATTGTTTTTACAGATGGGAGCAGTAAAAATTAGTACGAAACGTGAACAACAGGTTACCACTTACCAAGTTACCATGGTAAGTAGATTGGTCGGTAACCTGTTAAGTGTTTGTTTTTATTACTTAATTTGGGAAGTGGTTACAATGGTTACATCTTGTTATGGTAAGTTAATTATGGCTGTTAAGTCATTGATTTTATTGCTACTTACCAACTTACCACGACTTACCCCCTATAAGGGGGTATAGGGGGGTGGTAAGTAACCCACCACCACCACCCATTTTTTTTAGCGTCAATCCGAAGATTTGTTCGGTTGGATGATTATGAGTATAGATGATTATGAGTATGGCACATTAACACCTATAGCGAAAAGGAGAACATATGAGCAAAGTTGGTGAAACATTAACAAAGGAGCAGTCTAAAGCTGGTTGGAAGAGATTAACGGCCAAACAGCAGAGGTTTTTGGATAATTTTATGTATCGAGATATGACACAAACAGCTTCAGCACGAGAGTCTGGGTATAGTAATCCGACAGTCGATGCTGTTCGGCTTTTGCGTAATCCTGTTATTCAGGAGCGATATCAGGAGATGCGTATGGAAGCTAATGCGAGGTTCGGTGTCACTGTTGAGAAGTCGGTGCGTGATCTTTTGAAGATGCGTAATGAAGCGTGGGAGAATGGAAAAATAGGGGAAGCAATACGTGCAGAAGAGCTAAGATTGAAGGCCACAGGACTACTTGTCAACAAACAGCACATAATGCACGAGGATATGAATACGCTTAATCGAGATCAAATCCTTGAGAAACTGGAAGAATTTAAAAAACTGGCTCAAGGTAGGATGAGAAACGTAACGCCCTCTGAGGACGCTAAGATCGAGATAGTCGATAATAGCTAATGATGGGAAATATTGGGAAATAACACCATTTTCGGTGTCTGACGGAGACTTTTGCGTACAGATAACAGAAATACGTGGAATAACTTGTTCGGTGTTCGGACTGATCGGACTTCGGACTTCGGACTTATATGCCGAAGAATTGTTCGGACTTCGGAGTTCAGGAAAAAAAGACCCAGTTAAATTAACTGGGCCAAGTTTATTATCTCGGAGGAAATATTGAGAATAATTAAAAATATCATACAATTGTTCGACCTGTCAACGCCTGTTTAAAAGTCCGAACAATTGTTTGGCCTGTACGCCTGTAATATTTCAGGCCAAAAAAAAATAAAAAAAAATGTTTTTTGTTGTTGACTTGTGAAACATTGTTCACTATATTATATATATATTTAATTAACAGGAGCAAAAACAGTGACTACAACAGCGTTAAATAATTTATCAAATGTAGAAGAATTAGAAAAGATTGTTAAAACAAGTTTAAAAAATTCAGTTATAAGCCAACTAGGATTAACTAATACTTATCATGGTGGAGGAGATAATTTTGACGATGCATTGCAAGTATTAAGAGATATTGTCAACAATGGTGCAGATGGTGGATTTAGTGGGTTTATTTATTACACAGAAACAGTTAAATTTGTTAACGAAAATAAAAGAGATATATTAGACTTACTAAAAAAACAAGCAGAGTGCTTTGATACAGATTGGTTAAAAATGGTTTGTGGTTTTCATTGTTTAAGAGAAATGAATTTAAAACCCTCAGATGTAGCTGATGCCTTTTATGATTATACTGGCGAATGTAAAGATCAAATTTTAAATGCTCTTTCTTGGTTTGCACTTGAAGAGGTCGCAAGAAATGAAATAGATTTTTATGATTGTCCTCAGTCTGGTTATTGTTAATAACAAAACTTATTTAAACTAAGAGGGCTTCGGCCCTCTTTTTTTTGTTCGGCCTTCGGCCTTCGGTATTCGGTATTCGGTGTTCGGTGTTCGGTGTTCGGACTTCGGACTTTTACAGTAATCATTATAAGTATAAGTAGAATTATAATATGTATATGTATGTATATGCATACACGTCTTAAGTAATGTAATGTGAACAATTGTTCGGCAACAAATAAAAAAGCTGCTAAGTCATTGATTTTATTCAATTCTTTTTTCTTGTACTATAGTTCATACTAGTGTATAAAATAGACATGAAATCATCTAATAATTAGATGACACTTAAAAAAAGGAATAAAATCAATGACTTACTTTTTTAATGACAACTTATCATTTGATACTTACTTAGAACCACTTGAAAAGGCCAACGATTTTTTACTAGTTGGTTGGGAATATGAAATAAACAATATTAACCCTGATAGAATGAAGGAACTATTAATTGATAACGATCTAGACTTTTTACGTGTAGTAAGTGAACTAACCACGTCAAACGGCTGTGAAATACTATTCCCATTGTTACCTTTTAATCAATTAACACTAGACTTAATCAAACGTGTTATGGATATAGTTGAAAATAACAATGGTACCACTGATAACTGTGGTGGCCATTTTCATATATCAGTAAAAAAAGTTATAGGCATTAATTCAAATTCTTATTTTCATAAAGTGTTAGATCATTTTAAGGCTCATGTTTCAAGATGTGAATGGAATACACGGCCAACGTGGTATACTGAATATTTAGATGTTAATAGAATGGATGATATATTAATATGTGATACCTTTTATAGGTATTCACTAAATAACCCTATTATTGATAAGTTGCTACCACATTCTAGACGTGGTAGTAATAATACTTACTGTCCATCAATTGCAAGTCTAGCCACTAGATTAGAAGACGCAACCACATTAAGACAACTTAATGATCTTAATTTAGATAGAAAGTATAATGCATTAACGTTGTCATCTATAGATGAAAAGGGAACAATTGAATGCCGTCAAATGCATTCAACTTGCAATATTGAAAAGTTAAAAAACTTTATAAGTTTAATTTTAAATATGATTTATACAAGTGATCATTCTAGACTTGTTTACAATGGCGAACCAGAACAACTAACAATTCCTAACAACCCTTTTAGAAACGGAACACGTAAAGCTGTCATGTGGGATATTCTAATTGAACGTCCAACCATGACTAGTGATCTCATGATTGAAACTGGAATGGATGCTCAAAATATACGATCTAGAATTAGTGAAATAAGAGATAGATTTGATAGTGATAATATTGTAACCACAGCCAACCAACAACAAAATAACTTTCCATATGGTAGTGGTGAAATTCACAGTGGCTATGTTATTAACTCAACTTATAATAAACGCAACCAACGTGCAACAGTTGAAAGGGTTCCAAGTAATAGAATAGCTAACCCTTCAATATGGTATCTAGTAACTGATACTAGATTTGAATATTCACAATTGAGAATGGGCCAACTTTCGTAAACGTCCACAGCAAACGAAACAATGGTTCGGCTACCTAGGTAGTCGGACCTTTTTTTTACCTAACTGAAGGGCCTTAAAACCCGAACAATTGTTCACTATTATTCTAAGGTACCCTATCAATCTAAAATGAAACTAGTTCGGACGTTGTAAAGACTTGTAACACCCTTTTTTATAGAAAATTTTTATCTGTGGTTTTTACTGAGTTTTCCTCAAACATTCGCCTAATTTTTAAAAAACAGACAACCCCCAAAAAATTTTTTAAAAAAATCCCTTGACCTTTTGTAACATAGTTCTTACATTTACAAAAAACAACAATACTGGAGGTATTATGAGAAAATTTAAACTAAAAACAGGAGATGGTAAGACTTTCGAAGCTGAGTCTCCTACGCAAGTCGTGGATGTTATGAGAGAAACTAACATGATGGCTGATCCAAATGACGTTGAATTCATGAAGATGCAGGCAAGTATCTTTAATTCCATGCATCATATGGACATTCGTTACAGTTCTAGAAAAGAATTTGCCGAAGATTTGATAAGCATTGGTGTGCTAGAAGAGATTACTGCATGAAAAGCAAATTTGATGGCAAAAAAAGAGAATACAGTTCTTGGACATTTGACACTTTAAGAGAGCATCGTATCAAGATGAATAAAAGTGCTTCTGAAATAGCGAAAATACTAGGTGTAAGTCCGAGAATGTATTATTTTTATGAGAGTGGTAGAACGCCTGTATCGAAAGCAATGGAGTATGCGATGAAATATTTAGTACAGAGTGAGTTTAGTGAAGAAGAGTTTTCTAAACTCACGACTTTTGAGCGTGAACGCATGGAAAGATTGCGTGATGGCATAGTTCAAGAGTTAGAAAAGGGTGATAATGACCCACAATTCAGCCAAATTTTTAGAATGTGTCGTCAAGCAATAAAAGAATTCGATAACATATTGTCAAAATAAAAAAAATATCGTAGTGTTTTCTTAATAGCTATTAAAAGGACACTACGTATGATGAATTTCATGGGTCAAATGGGTGGTAAGCCACCACAACCTTCTCCTCAACAGCCACAATCGTTGAATATGAATGTTTCTCCAGAAAACAGAGCGAAGTTTACTGGATTTCTTGAAGGAGTGAAGTCAAAAGCTGTAACATCACAGATGCCACCTCCTATGCCACCACAAATGCCGATGCAACCCCCTATGATGCCACCGATGATGCCACAACAGCCACCAATGATGATGAATATGGGTGGTATGGTTGATGTTTTTGATCCGAGATACATGAATGAGGGTGGATTTGTGATTTCCACTGATGATTCTGGTAAAATAAGGACTAGACCTGTGTTTGATGAGGACAAAGGACGTATGGTGTCACAGTTATTGTCGAACCAGATGGTTGATGAGATGGCACAGGCAGCTATGGCGAAAGCAAATCAGCCAGAGCCGAAAGTAACTATTATTGAGAATGAACAATTGCCGTCTTTGGGAGATGTTATTTCACAAAAGATACTGTCAACGACAGTTCAACCTAAATTTACTGGTGATGAAGCAAATTTAACAGGTATAGAACGAATTGCAAATCAACCTGAGTTAGCTTCTGTTGAGTCTAAAAACTTAATCACTGATCCTTTTAGTTATTTTGACCAAGAGGGTCCAGATAAATCTGTAACTGTTTCACCTACAAAGACAGACGGCCCACCACCAGATGTAGATCAAAGAAGAGTTTCACCTTTAACACCAGAGGAACTATTTGGTGGGTTAGGTGCATTTGGTGGAATAGAGTCAGGTGTAGATGACACTTCATTATCAGAGGGTCAAGGTGGTATTACTGGATTAGCAAAAACATCAACACAGGATCAGATAGCCAATTTATTAAATGACGTACAATCACAGGTAAGTAGTTTAATTTCTGGTGATGTTGATACTATTGAAGATATGCCAGAGATTGTTAGTAGCAATGTTGAAGAAAAGATAAGAGATGCTGAAAGTGGTGTTGATACAAGTTGGATTAACGATGATGTTCTTGACACGATTGCAGATATTGAAACAGGCAACAGTCACTTTGAAACAAGACAGGCTGGTGCAGGGCCTGCAAGACCTCAGTTGACATTAGGTGCTGCTGGTGAGTTGGGTGCTTATCAGATTATGCCATCGACTGCTGCTGATCCTGGTGCTGGTTTGATTCAATTAAACCCTAATTTGAAGCCGTTAGATTTAAACAATGCTTCTGAAGCAGAGCATAGAGAGTTTGCTAAAAACTTTTTGATTGCGTTGCAGAGAAACAATCCGACAGCTTCTAAAGAAGAAATTATAAGGATGTATAATTTAGGACAAGCTGGTGCAAAGAACAATCCAAAAAATAGGAATTATCTTGATAAGTTTTTGGCATCTTACCAAAGCAAGACAGGTGACAAGAGATTATTGAACCAAGGTGGTATTGTTCAGGGATTTAGCAATGGTGGATTTACATCAAACTTGAGAGCTGCAGAGCCTGAAAGAGCTAGACAGATAGAAGAAGATGAAGTCATTAGAGATGTTTTACAGCAATATGATGATATGTATGTTGATAGAGACAGCGATGACTTAGGAAGTGCTACTCCTATTTTCAAAGACAGAGACAGTGACGATTTAGGTAGTGCAACAAATATTTTTACACCAGTAGGTGGTAACTTTTCTGATTTTGCTCAAAGCGAAGCACCTATATCTGGTATTGGCATGGAACAGGCTGTTGCTAATCAGGCTAAATCAATTCCAAGTCAAGGTATTATTGATGCAACTGAAGCATTTGGTGGCTCTGGTGTTTTCTCAACACCTTATGCAGATGAAGGGTTTGCAAAAGCTGAAGCTAATCCTGCAAATAAATATGTATCTCCATTTGTTAACTTTATGGCTGGTTTACAGACAAATCCTAATACAGGTCAGAAGTACGATATGTCAAGTACATCTGATCGCTATGATTTTTATAATTTAACGCAAAGAACAAATGAAGCATCTAACAGAGCTGCTGAAGAAAGAAAACGTGATCAAGACTCTGCACAGAGAAAACTGGAAGAAGAGCAAAGAATTCGTAATATGATTGCTGGTATGATGCCACCAACTGCAGCAACAACGCCTACACCACCAATGGTAGGTTTACCAGATGCACCTGTCGCTGATCCTGTTGCACCTGATTATGGTAGTGTTGTTGTTCCGTCTGATAGATTACCAGGCTTTGATGTAGGTAAGATTTCTCCTTATCCACAGTTTAGGATGCCGACAGAGTACAAGCCTATTTTTCCACCAGCTATATCAGCAAATTATTTTAAAGATTTATTTAAGAATATGGGTGTTAAGAATATGAACCAAGGTGGTTCTGTTAATCAGCTTGATTCTGCGATTGACAATTTTATTAACGCTTATAGATAATGACAATATCGAGATCAAAAATCCCACAGCAAATTAAAAAAGGAGTTGGTAAAATGATGAAGAAAAAAGGCTACAAAATGGGTGGTAAAGTCAAAATGAAAAAGGGTGGCAAGGTTAAGAAAAAAGGCTACGCTATGGGTGGTAAAGTTTCACCTAGAAAAATGATGGCTAAAGGCATGATGATGGGTGGTAAGGTTAAGACCAAAGGCATGAAGAGAGGTGGCAAGGTCAACAATCTTAAAAAAGCTATCAAAAAGGTAAAAGCAAAAACTAAAAAATAATGCCGTATTTACAGAGTAACATTCCTCACTTCAAGTGTTGGGTGAGGAGAGAGTACACCTGTAATCACGAAAAGTACCACGGAGAATTCATACACGCTATGGCAATAGCCGTTACGACTATGCCAAATAGATGTTTAAGTTTTCAGGTTATTTTTACAGGTTGTGAGACAGATGGAACAAAAAGCCCTAATGTTCATGGTGGAGCTATGTGGGCTAGGATGCCGATAACAGGTTTAATGGCAGATATACCAGTTGAGGAGTGGCCTGATCCGATGCAAACGCATGATGCTCAACCCTGGGATTGCTCCTCGCATAATCATGCAGTGTACACATTGGATAGGGCCACTCCTTGCCCTTGGTTGGCAAAGATAGGTGGTGAGATGTACCCAGCAAAGTATCTCTTTACAGTAGATTATACTGAAAGCGAGATTGCTGATGATCCTGCACAGCATAAGCAGAGCCATGTGATGTATTTACTTGATGCGGGTGAGTGGACAGGTAACCTTGTAGCTTTACCAAATAATAGAGTAAGAGTTACGCACCCCGCTTGGTTTCAAACAGGCGAGGGTGCACCAGATTTTAGACCATCACAGCATACACACTATTCAAAATCAGATTTAGATTATACACTCGATGTAAATAAGATTTTTGATAACTTATATAATGACGAATAACTTTAACATTCCGACAGAATATCTCACAGATGATGAGATGGCAAAATTAGGCGATATTGTAACTCGTTTAACAGAATTAGAAAACAGAGATATTTATCAAAAAAACTTTATTGATTTTGTCAAACACGTTTGGCCTGCTTTCATTGAGGGTAAACACCACAAGACATATGCTGAGAAGCTGCAGAATGTTGCTGATGGTAAATCTAATCGTTTGATTGTGAATATGCCACCAAGACATACGAAATCCGAGTTTGCAAGTTATCTGTTTCCCTCTTGGTTGATGGGAAGAAAGCCGACAAGTAAGATTATACAGGCGACACACACATCTGAGTTGGCTGTTGGTTTTGGACGTAAGGTTAAGAACTTGATTGACTCACCTGAGTTTGCAGATATTTTTCCTGATGTAAATCTGGCATCCGATGCGAAAGCATCTGGTCGTTGGTCTACGAATAAAGGTGGTGAGTATTATGCTGTTGGTGTGGGTGGTGCGTTGGCTGGACGTGGTGCTGATTTGCTCATCATTGATGATCCAGTTTCTGAACAAGATGCTTTGAGTCCGACTGCATTAGACAATATTTATGATTGGTATACATCTGGGCCAAGACAGAGATTACAGCCCGGTGGTTCGATTATCATTGTTATGACACGATGGAGTGTTCGTGATCTGACAGCTAAAGTTCTCAAGAAACAGGCAGAGGGTGGAGCAGACAATTGGGAAGTTGTAGAGTTTCCTGCAATATTTCCTGACACAAACAATGTTTTATGGCCTGAGTATTGGAAAAGGGAAGAGCTTGAAGCAGTACGTTCTTCTATTCCCATTGGTAAATGGAACGCACAGTATTTGCAAAACCCAACTGCTGAAGAAGGTGCGATTATCAAAAGGGAGTGGTGGAACATCTGGGAGAATGATGAACCACCACAAGTTAGTTATATCATACAATCTTATGATACGGCATATAGTAAATCAGAAAGAGCCGATTATTCTGCTATTACCACTTGGGGTATATTTAGTCCTGAAGAGGGTGATACTGAAGCAATTATACTGCTTGATGCTGAAAGAGGACGTTGGGATTTTCCAGAATTAAAAGAAGTTGCACAAAAATTATATCGTGAATATGATCCAGATATGATATTAATAGAGCAAAAGGCAACAGGTACGCCTTTGACACATGAACTGAGGAGAATGGGTATTCCTGTGACACCTTTTACACCAAGTCGTGGTGCAGACAAGTTTACACGTATGAATTCCTGTGCTCCTGTCTTTGAAAGTGGTATGGTTTGGCGACCTGACAAGCGTTTTGCAGACGAGGTTGTAGAAGAATGTGCAGCGTTTCCAAATGGGGAACATGACGATTTAGCAGATAGTATGACACAAGCTATCTTGCGTTTTCGTCAAGGAGGGTTTATCATAACACCATCCGACTATGAAGATGAAGAGTATTATCGTGATAAAAAGGAGTATTACTAATGGACTTTAAAACAGAAGATAATTTAGAAAGACAACAATTACTTAAAGAATTTGATAAAAAAATTAGAAATTCTTTAATAAAAAAACCAAAAAAAATTGGTATAAGAGATTTATTACGTGATATGGGTTTAGGTAGGTTTAACAAAGGTGGAATTGTAGCAAAAACAAATTCAAAATTTAAAGGGCATTTTTAATGGCTGAAATACCTTTAGGGGCAGGTGGGCCTGAAGAACAACTACAACAAATGGCAGAACAGCTTGATATTGTTGAAATGCCTGCACAGCCTAATGTCACAGAATTAGAAGATGGTAGTGCTATTATTGGCGATCTTCCAGAAGAAGAAGGTATGGCTTCTGATCAAATACCTTTTGATGCTAACTTAGCTGAGTTTATAGGTGATGATGAGCTAGGAAGAATATCATCTGATTTAAAACAATCTGTACAAGACGATATTTCATCAAGAAGTGAGTGGGAACAGGTATATAAGTCTGGATTAGAGTTGTTAGGCGTTAGTTATGAGGACAGAACTGAACCTTTTGAAGGAGCAACTGGTGTTATACATCCATTGCTTTCTGAGTCAATTACACAGTTTCAAGCACAGGCTTATCGTGAACTTTTACCTTCAGGTGGCCCAATTAGAGTACAAATAGTAGGCACAGAAACACCTGAAGTTGTTGCACAGGCAGAACGTGTTAAAGACTACATGAATTATGAGATAACAAATAACATGGAAGAGTTTGATCCTGAACTTGACCAAATGTTGTTTTATCTTCCTATTGTAGGTTCAACATTTAAAAAAATTTACTTTGATCCTCTTTTACAAAGAGCAGTTAGTAAGTTTGTCCATGCTGAAGACATAATAGTTCCCTATTCTGCAATAGATTTACTAACTGCTACTCGTGTTACTCATGTTTTAACTATGAGTAAAAACGATATTATTAAACTTCAATTAACAAAATTTTACAAAAACATAGATATTCCGACATCAGGCAGTGATGGAGCTACCAACAGTGATGTCAAAGAAGAGCTTGATAAGAACTATGGTATGTCACCTTCATCTTATGATGAAGATATTGTTGTCCATGAAATTCATACAAATTTAGAGATTGAGGGTTTTGAAGATAAGGACGAAAACGGAGAGGAAACAGGATTACAATACCCTTATATTGTTTCAATGATTGAAAAAACAGGTGAGATACTATCCATAAGAAGAAATTACAAGGAGAATGATCCACTTTTAAATAAGAAGCAATATTTTGTTCATTACAAGTTTCTACCAGGTCTTGGTTTCTATGGATTTGGCTTAACACATATGATGGGTGGATTAGCAAAGGCATCTACGAGTTTACTTAGACAGTTAATTGATGCAGGTACATTGAGTAACTTACCTGCTGGATTCAAAGCAAGAGGTGCAAGGATCAGAGATGAAGATTCACCTTTGTCACCTGGTGAATTTAGAGACATTGATGTTGCTGGTATGGATATACGTCAATCATTGATGCCTTTGCCTTTTAAAGAACCTTCAGGTACGTTGTATCAGTTGTTAGGTACTTTGGTTGACTCTGGCAGACGTTTCGCTTCTATGGCTGATATGAAGATAGGTGAAATGAGTGGTGAAACACCTGTTGGTACAACAATGGCGATTATGGAACGTGGCACAAAGGTAATGAGTGCTATTCATAAGCGACTTCATTACTCACAGAAACAGGAGTTTAAGTTATTAGCTACTGTATTTAAAGAAAATCCATCACCATATCCCTATCAGATGCAAGGTTTGCCACCGACAGCAAAGCCCATGGATTTTGATGATAGAATAGATGTTATACCTGTCAGTGATCCAAACATATTTTCTATGTCACAACGTATTCAATTGGCACAGACAGAACTTCAAATGGTTCAAAGTAATCCTGAAATACATGGTGGTCAACAAGGTTTGTATCAGGCATATCGTAAGATGTATGAAGCATTAGGTGTGTCGAATATTGATCAGATATTACCACGACCACAGCCACCACAGCCAATGAACCCTGCGAAGGAAAATCAACAGGCTATGCGTGGTCAGACAATACAGGCTTTTCCACAACAGAACCATGAAGCACATATTGAAGCTCATTTAGCAATATTATCGACACCTGTTGCTCAAGTTAATGCAACGATTGTTATGACATTACAAGGTCACATACAGGAACATATTGGTATGATGGCAGAAGCTATGGCACAAGCTGAGATCATGCAAACAGTTCCACCAGAGCAACAAATGATGATGCAACAAAATCCTCAGATGCAACAACAAATACAAGATCAAGTACAAAACAGAGCTGCCGAGATTATTGGTGAACTAACAGAAAAATATGCACAAGCAATTGCTCCAGAAAGTTCAGAAGACCCACTAGTGAGTATAAGAAAACAAGAACTTTCTTTAAAAGGTGCAGATATAGAAAGAAAAGCAGAAGAATTTAAAAAGAAACAAGAACTTGATAAAGAGAAAGAAAGAAATCAAAGACTTGTAGATCAACAAAGAATTGACATTTCGGAGGAAGCGTTAAATGATAAAACACGTATTGCAGAAGAGCGTATTGAAACTCAAAGAGATATTGCACAATTTAATGCAAACAATAGGAGAAATCAAAGTGGTTAGTTCAATTAGAGAAAAAATTTACCAAGTTGAGAAACAAAAAAAGGTTGACAGAAGAAACGCTAAACAAGGTGTTGCTCCTGAACCAGTGTTTCATGAAGTAAAAGAACCTGAAGTAAAGAAAGTAATTGACAGTGGTGAAGTAAAAGCTACACCTAAAGTTACAAAACCAAAGTTAAAGAAAAAAGGCAGACCAAAAAAGGAGAAATAGTTATGGGTAAAAAAAGTTTACTTGATTATGCTTTAGATCGAAAAGGAAAACTTGTTGATACTTTAGGACCAGGATTGTCAGATAAAGATTTTAACAGCATCAATAAAGAAATAGATGTTGTAAGTAAAGAAATCGACAAATTAATGATAAAACAGTTTGGCCCTAAAGTTGTCAAAAAAGCTAAAGGTGGCTCTGTCAAGAAAAACTTAAAACCAGTTCCTAAAAATAATAAAGGTCTAGGTAAACTGCCAACTCAAGTTCGTAACAAGATGGGTTTTATGAAAAAAGGTGGTGAAGTTAAAGGTGGTACATCATCACAAATGTCTGGACAGAATTATAAAGGCATTTTCTAAATGTCGAAAAGACGTGGTTTTTTAAGCGATAGTGAAGCTAGAAATGTATTTAGCAGTAAAAAACTACGTGATGGTATCCGTAGAGATAAACAGAATGATATAGAGAATAGAAAAAGAAAAGTTCCATTTGATATTAATCCAATGACAGGTCAAATGAAATTTCGTTTTAACAAAGGGGGAATAGTAAGTAAGGT